GCAGGTGTTACTGCTGCCACTGCCGTAGTTGCTGCAGCAACTGTTGTAGTGGCCGTATCTATTGCTGTTTGTGCTGATTGAACTAAAACTGTGGCTGTTTCTGATTGGGCAACTTCTGTTGCAATTGCTGTGGATACTTGTGCAACTGTGGTTGGGGTCTCTGTCATTAATGGAGTTGCTGTTGCTATCACAGTGGCTACTGCAGAATCTACAGTAGTAACGGCTTGCGTTATTACTGCTTGTGCCGCTACAACCTCTGGTGTTTGGGTTGTGGCTGTTGCTGGTATTGCGGCTACAGCCTGTGTAACTGCTGTTACCGTTGAAGTAATTGTTTGAACAACTGTTGTTGCAGTTTCTACTGCTGAAGATACATTTGATACTTCTGCTACCGCCGTAGTTGCTGCTGCTACCGCCGTAGTTGCTGCTGCTACGGCAGCGTTAGACGCTGTTACTGATTCAACTGCAGTGGCTATGGTTACTGTTGCTGTATCTGATGCTGCTGCAGCTTGTGCTACTTCTATAGTTGCTGTTGCAATTGCTGTATTAACTGCTTGCTGTGCAGGGCTTACAACAACCTGCTCTGAGGGCGCTGGTGGCTCATTAGCATTAGCAAAATTAGGGCTAAAAAGGAAAAGCCAGCCAATAATAAAAAGGCTGGTTAAAAAGTACTTTAACTTTCTAGTCAACTAAGTATCTCCTAAGTAATGCAATATCTTTGCTTACTTAGTTAATTATACCATGTTGTTATTTAATATTATCTGTTTTATAAAAGCCAGAACCGTTAAACTTAATTCCAAATGATCCGTAGTGTCTTTGCAATCTTTTACCGCATTCGTTACATAAATAGTTAGGTTCTATAGAAGTTATAGATCTTTCTTTTGCAACAATACTTTCTGGTGAACATTCACACTTGTATTCGTATATAGGCATTACTTACCGCTCTTTTTTCTCTTCTCTGCTAAGGCGTTAAAGTCTTTAACCTTAGTATCTCCCAAGTATCCCCAGGCATGTCCATCTGCAATCATTTTTTCATTCATAGAAACTTCTGATCCATCAAGGAACAGCCAACCTAAAATTCTTCCGTACTTTTCTGATGAGTCCATTTTTTCTGTTTTGATGACAACAGTTTTGGCAGCTTCAATTTCACGCTTTAGATAAGCTTTTGCTTCAAGGCCTAATGCTTTTTCCATTTTGTCTGTAGTTCTACTTTCTGGTGTATCTATACCAGCTAGTCTTACTCTTGAGCTAAATGAGATATCAAATCCAAGATCTATCTCTACATCGATTGTATCTCCGTCCACAACCTTTGTAACCTTTTTAACATAATACTCGAACATGATTCTCCTTAAATTATAAGGAGCAGTTTGAGGACATGCTCAGGTCCATCCTTCGGGTAGCGACCCGAATAGTCTGCGACTCCCCAGTGACGGGGTGCAGGTTTCTATTATACTATTTATTTGATCTTGATGGTCTTTGGCTTCTTCTCTTCTGGCAGAATGCGTACAATATCAATCTTAAGCATTCCATCCTTTAGTTCCGCTGCCTTTACTTCCATATATTCACCAAGGGCCCACTCACGAGTAAATTTACGGGCAGCAATTCCACGATGGATAAACTTCGAATCGTTATCCTCTGTGTTTAATTCTCCCTTTACAGTGAGCTTGCCGTCTGCTGTTGATACATCAATATCTGTCTTAGCAAATCCAGCAACGGCTAGTTCGACAACAAAGTTGTCTTCGTCTACCTTGATTACGTTATATGGTGGATAGTTAGTTGCACTTGATACTGTTTGAGCGTGGCTCCATGTATCTAAAGCTCTATCAAATCCAATGAAAAAGGGATCCTTGAAAAGATCCCATGTGTATGTTGTTACCATTTTATTCCTCCTTCAAGCGAATAAGTTAATTTGTTTAGGCCCCTTACGGCGACCTAAATATATTATATCATATTCTAGTCGTTCGGAATATCCCAATCAATATCCATATCGATCAGGCCCTTTTCCCTTGCAATCTTACGTCCTTCTGGACTTAAATGAATAGTTGCTTCTAGGTTTTCGTCATACTCTATTTCAACTAAGCCATCTTCATATAATTCCATTAGGGATCTATTTACATATTCTGTGTGAGACTGCCATAATTCTGGAGCTAAAGTTTCTGCATCTTCGCTAATGGCATAAATAAGCTCTCCATTTTCGTCCATGCCCTCTAAAGTAACTGCACCTATTTCCATATAGTAGGCTAGTCTATCGGCATCGTATTGATCTTCTTCTTCGCTCACACCATCTCCTTTTGTGCAACAGGTAGGACTTGAACCTACGACTACCGAATTATGAGTTCGGGGCTCTAACCAACTAAGCTACTGTTGCCTAGTTTTATTATAACGTTCCGTCCTCATTCTTGTCAATAGTACTCTCAACTACTTGTTGTACATAATCAGAAAAATGTTTTCTTATACTACCAGTAGGCCTATTGCCAATTGACTTCCAAATTCTTTTATACTCTATAACGTTTGCAAAACTTGTTGGGCAAAGTATAACACCTTGATATTCTTTTAATGTAGTAGGCAGAGGTACATGTTTTCCACAACACTTGCATTCTTTAGCCCGCTCTTGATATATGCTCATATTATTTCCATTCCTTCTAGTGCATTTGATAAGTGTTGAGGCATTCTCGGTGCTCTTATCATATTAATAACATTTGTATCATCTTCATCTTCTCTGTCCCACTTTAGAGAACTGTATGTATGTATATCTATTTCTTCATTATTAGAAGGCCTGCTTCTTTTAATGGCATTAAATATAGCACCGCATACAGCATCAGCTAAATCTTTAGAACCCTTTCTAGGGTGATCAACTTTATCTCTCATAATTTTAAGCTGAAGCAATTCATCTATAAGCAGTGGGATGTGGGGTCCGTCTAATCTGTCTTCTGCTACAACCATTGCCATATCGTCATAGTGCTTTTTAGCAACAGATAAAGTTTCTGTATTAATTCCATACTGCTTTAATTGCTGCATCATGTCGTGAGAGTTCCATCTATCAAATGTACATATTCTTACCTTAAAGCCCTTTGATCTTAAAGACAAGATATAATCTTTTACTTCTGTAAAGTCTACTGATTTGTCTGGAGTTGGAGTCCAATACCTTACAACATCTACTTCAACAATTGGTGCTGGCTGAGAATAGGTATCTGTTACCTTAACATTAACCCACTTCTTTACGTGTGCCATTGCCACTGCACAATGGTCATGCTTTTGTGCAAGGTCAACGTGGATAAAGTATTCTTTATCTGGATCTGGCGCAAACCAATCTTCAAATCTTCCAAAGTTATCTACGGCTAGTGCAGTGTTCTTGAAGGCATTCTCAATCTTTTCTCTAGACTTAAAAAATGCGTCTACTGCATCTGTTGGCATACAGGCAAATCTTCCTAACGCATCTGTGTAATTTTTGTAGAAAGCAACCTTAAAGTCTTCAATTTTTCTTACTGGATTAACTTCCCACGTAGGTCTTTTTAAAGCGTACATCTTAGGATACTTGTATGAAATGATATGGTCTTCTTCCCACTCAATATCAAATTCATTCCCTTCAGTTCCATCTGGAAGGTCTTCGTCTAATTTAAAATGATGAGTTCTAGTTACAACTTCTTTTTCTGCAACGACGTCGTCGTATCTTTGCTGTATATAATCATTCTTATATCTAGGAAATGAAAGAAGAATTACTTTACCAAAATCTGGGAAACGTGAGTCTACTGATGCCCTATACATATCATATATAGCCCCACCAGTTTTAGCCTGCTCGTGGCCGCTTGTATTTTCTGTGGCAAAGCCTGAGATCTCATCAAGAATGATTACGATAACGTTATATCCTTCCCAGGCCTCACGCTCTGAGTGACCTGAGTGTACTGTTATGGCTTTATCAAATTTCATCTCAGAAGCTTTTGCTTCATACTTCCCAGTAAACCATGGCGACTTATCTATTCGTGTCTTAAAACCCTTAAAGAATACGTTATTTGCCTGCTGCGAGTTGATTGCAATATTGATAATATCAATTGAGTCTCCAGGAGGCTTTCCATAATATGTTGCTGGATCTTTAAGGCACAACAATAAATAAACTATATATGCTACTGATATTGTAGAGCAGTAATCTTTTCCAGATCCTTTTCCCAGCTGAGCAACTATTTCGTTAGCCGTCTGCTTAAACATTCTAACGCCTTCGTCTTCACCAAACAATTTAACCAACGTAGACTCTTTATAAATCTGTGAGCTTTTTTCAATAAGAGTGTATTGGTGTTCTGATAGAGGTGGTAGTCCCAAATAATCTGGGCTTTGCACAAACGTTCTTAAGTCTACGGGGCGTTCATCAAACTCTTCGCCATCTAGCATGTCAATCAGATCATTAAAATCAAGATCCACTTGTGACCTCCGCATCAATAATAACAGGCTCGACTACTCCAGTTATTTGAGAAAGGCGCTTTGCAACCTCCATTTTACATTTAGGGCAGGTAGCCGTAACTTCTTTTAATATCTTTACTAGTATGTCTTGCTTCTTTTCTGTCTCCGCAATTTGTGTTGCCAGCTCTGCATTATCAAGTAGTCCTACTTCTTGAAGCATTCCAATTCGCTTGCCTTCAATATCTGCAATTAGTTTTAATGCGCCAGACTTAACATTTAGCTGACCCTGTGTATCCGCATCCTCTACAGTTTTCCAAGCTTCTTTAATAAGCATTGCATAGTGTTGGT